CAAGGAGGTATTCGTAATGCAAGTGCTACTGTATTTTATCCCATTTGGCATCTTCAGTTTGATGACCTTATTGTTCTTAAAAATAATCAAGGCACAGAAGAAACTAGGGTTCGACATATGGACTATGGAGTGGTACTCAGTGCCTTCTTCTGGAGACGATTTAAAAACAAAGAAAACATAACATTCTTTGATCCCAACCAAGTTCCTGACTTGTATGAAGCGTTTTATAAAAGCACTGAACTGTTTGAAGAGTTGTATGTGAAATATGAAAAACGCAAAGACCTACGCACCAAGACCATGAGTGCTGAAGAAGTATTCAAGTCAGGCATATTGAAAGAGCGCACTGATACAGGACGCATCTATCTTGTGTTCATTGACAATGTAATGAACCAGGGTCCGTTTGACCCAGAGTACCATACTATCTATCAAAGTAACTTATGCTGTGAAATACTATTACCTACTAAATCTTTTAAACGCCTCGATGATGTGGATGGCCGTATTGCTCTTTGTACGCTCGGCTCAATCAACTGGGGAGCATTCCGTAATCCAGAAGACATGCGCCGTGCTTGCCGCATTTTACAGCGTAGTCTATGCAACATACTTGACTACCAGGATTTTCTATCAATCCAATCTAAGTTAAGCAATGACGAAATACAGCCATTGGGTATTGGTGTTACTAACCTAGCTTATTGGCATGCCAAACGCGGTTTCAAATATGGCGAGAAAGACGCATTACAAGATGTCAAAGCATGGATGGAACATCAGGCCTATTATCTAACAGAAGCCACAGTTGAACTGGCCAAAGAACGTGGCGCTTGCTTACATAGTGAGAAGACACGCTACGGACAAGGCACATTTCCTTGGGAAACAAGAGCCAAGGGATCAAATGATCTTGCTGACTTTACACCAGAATTGGACTGGGAAACACTACGCGGTAATATGAAGCAGTATGGTGTACGCAATGCTACACTAATGGCCATTGCACCAGTCGAAAGCTCAAGTGTTGTTATAAACAGTACCAACGGCATAGAAATGCCTATGAGCTTGATCAGTGTTAAAGAATCAAAGGCAGGATCGTTTGTACAGGTTGTACCAGAGTATCATAAACTCAAGAGCAAGTATCAAATGATGTGGGATCAAAAGGACTGTGATGGCTACTTGAAGACAGCCGCAGTTTTAGCTGTGTATGTTGATCAAAGTATTTCAACTAACACGTTTTACAATCCTGCACACTTTGCAGATCGTAAAGTGCCAACCACATTGATTGCCAAGAACTTGATGCAGGCACACTATTGGGGATTGAAGACATTCTACTATAGCTTGGTCAACAAGGCCGGTAGTAAAGCCAAAGAAGAACTTGTACAAAGTGTTGCACAAACTTATGTAGAAGTAGAGTTTGATGAAGAAGACTGCGAGGCATGTAAACTATAATGTTAGAAACCATATGTGAAGTATTAGAAGACGCTTACAAGCGCAACTGGATCACCAGCAGAGATGGCAACGTAAGTATTAGACATCACGACCGTGATCACTTTTACATCACACCTAGCGGTGTGCGTAAGCAAACAATGCAACCTGATCAGTTTAAAAAGATTGCAATTGACAGAACTATCAATAGTGGACACGGTACTGGCGTCTATGCCTACAACTGGAGAGACTTGCCCTATACTGACATCAGTAAAAATCTAACGCCCAGTGGTGAGATTCCCTTGCATTTTGGCCTGCAACGTGAGTTGGGTCAGCACACTGGTGAGGTTCGAGTGGTGGTGCATGTTCACCCTACATACTGTATTGCGGCAATGCATGCCGGTATCGATCTCAGCACTATAAGTGATGCATTTCCAGAACTCAATCGTTACACCCGGGTAGCACCCAATGTGGGAGATGTTGCTCCTATCAGTCAGGAACTTGCCGATCAGTGCCATAAGATGTTACAATTAGACAGTGCTGGCAATATTGCCTACGACATAGTTGGTATTAAAGGTCATGGTGTTGTGGCTATTGATACAAGCCCGTGGCGAGCATACGAACATATTGAGCGCCTCGAGCATATAGCCCGTATCGTTCTTGCAAGCGGAAAGTATTAAGATATAACATGAAATATTATTTCTTACTTCCCGTTATGTTAGTGCTTGGTATAGCAGTAGCTCAGTCAGTGACTGTGCAAAAGCCCACGGAATGTGTTGACACGGCTACATTGTTGCGAGGATTGGCTGGCAGTGACTATAAAGAAAAGCCCATATGGTGGGGCATTGAACCTGGTGCTACACTGTCGAGATACAGTTTGTTTGTGAACGAAGAAACTAAATCATGGACATTAATTCAGTTTGATGAGAAGATAGCCTGTGTATTGGGCACAGGTGAAGCCAGCACTCAAATATTTAACGGACCTAAGATATGAACATGGTCAAATGGTAGCTGATCATTGGCTGGAATACAAATAAACTAAAATAGGATAATAAATGTCAAAACAACAATATAATTTAAACACAAAAACAGACTACCTAAACCGCAAGATGTTTCTAGACCCAGCAGGGCCTGTAACCATTCAACGATTTGAAGAAGTAAAATATAAAAAAATTGCAGACTTTGAAGCAACTGCTCGTGGTTTCTTTTGGCAACCAGAAGAGATTAGTCTAACTAAAGATTCAAATGATTTTAAAGATGCCAGCGATGCAGTCAAGCATATCTTTACTAGTAACCTATTACGCCAAACTGCATTAGATAGTTTACAAGGTCGTGGCCCAAGTCAAATCTTTATGCCAGTGATCAGTTTGCCAGAACTAGAAGCACTGGTCTATAACTGGACTTTCTTTGAAACCAATATTCACTCAAAGAGCTACAGTCATATCATCCGTAACATCTATAATGTGCCCAAGGATGTGTTCAACACTATCCACGACACAGCAGAAATTGTAGACATGGCATCAAGTGTAGGTAATTATTATGAAGCATTGCATCAGATCAACTGTCGCAAACAACTAGGCGAAGCAGTTACGGAAAAAGAACACATCAAAGCAATCTACATGGCCCTGCATGCCAGCTATGCACTTGAGGCATTCCGCTTCATGGTATCGTTTGCCACAAGTTTGGCCATGGTTGAAAACAAGATCTTTATTGGTAATGGTAACATCATTAGCCTAATCCTACAAGACGAATTGTTACACAAAGGTTGGACAGCTTATTTGATCAATCAAGCGGTCAAAGAAGACAGCCGTTTTGCACAGGCCAAGACTGAATGTGAAGCTGAAGTATATGCACTATATATGGATGTGATACGTGAAGAAAAAGAATGGGCCAACTATCTGTTCAAGAAAGGTCCGGTGATTGGACTTAATGCTAATATCCTACGTGACTTCATGGACTATACCGCAGTAGGTGCGTTGAAAGAGATTGGTATCAAGTACACTAGCCCGGCACCCAAGTCAACACCTATTCCTTGGTTCAACAAGCACGTGGACACCAGCAAGAAACAAACAGCTCTACAAGAATCAGAATCAACAAACTATGTTATTGGTGTAATGGGTGAAGCATTAGACTATGACGCTTTACCATCATTATAAGAAAGAGATATGATTACAGTATATTCAAAAAACAACTGTCCATTTTGTGACAGAGCAAAAGCTCTACTAGAAAGCAAAGGTATTCCATTTAAAGTGATTAAGATGGAAGATGAACCTGAAGCACGTGAGTTCCTTGTAGATCAGGGATTGCGTAGCGTACCACAGATTTTTAAAGATGGCATTTTGTTGCCAGGTGGCTATCAGGGACTTGCCAGCAAAGATGAAGCATTTTTTACTACATTGAAAGGTTAATATGATTATAGATAAAGGCGTAATGACGGGCGAGGTAGTTACATTTAAACTAACTAGCGGAGAAGAGATCGTAGCAAAACTAGTAGATGACAGCGTTATGCATTATAGACTGAGTCGTCCAATGGTCATTGCTATGGGTCCAAACGGTCCTGGCCTAATGCCTTACTTGTTTACAGTTAATCCTGACAAAGAAGTCAAACTAGCTAAAAATACAGTTACCGTTGCAGAGGCTACTGATGCTACTTTTGCCAAGCAGTTTCTAGAACAAACTTCAGGCATAAAACTGGTATAAATATTGATATAGATTAGGAGAAGTATAAATGACCGTGACCGCAATAACAACAGCGTTCCCACCAGGCGGGTCGGGAACTATAACTATAACCGATACCACTGCCGCGGCTATTATAGCACAGACTGAGGCTAATGAATTGTTGTGGGGACCAGTGGCACTAGTAATACCAGGATCTCCAATTGCGGTTATGAGTGCAACTCAGGGCACACTTGCAAATATTTTAGAACAGTTACAATCAATGGACGATAGATTCAAAGCAATTGAAACACATCTGTCTGATGTAAATGGTCAACTGGAAAAATCTAGAACTGGTTTAGCTACAATATCAACTCATATGGGACAGCAAGCAACTATACAAAAACTAGCATACTTAGATCAAACCAAACACAATGAGTTTCAACAACTAACTACCAATGCCAGTTTGAAAGACGCAGGTAAGCCGCCCACAGTAGTAACACCGGCGGCATTTGTTGCAAAGGTTGAATCGACATTAAAAGATCTAACAACAATAAATGCACAAACTACTATAGTAACCTCAATTACAGAGTACGCAGGTAATGCTATAACTACAGCCTATGATGTATCGATAGCGTGGGCGGCGCAAACTGAAATTGGTGGATGGATTGTTAAACAATATACAAGAGCAAAAACTGCTATAAGCACTTTATTTGCACCTGTTGTACTTAAAGAAGAATTTCGTAAAACTACTCAAAGTGCCTTGAATACCAAAGGTGGCAATCCTACTACATTAGGTTAACCTATGCCAAGCGTAGCTAGACAAGACGTTGATGTTGCAGGCAATCAAAAATTAGTTGAAGGCGCACAGTCGGTGTTGGTTAATAACCATCCAGCGGTATTGATAGGTTCAGCTAATGCCAAGGGAGCAACTGTT